GCGGTCATCACCAGCCCGCCTGGCGGCGGGGGCGCGTCAGGCGCGGGCGGAGGTGCCGGCGGTGCAACGGGGCCAGTGAAGCTAGGGTCGCCGGGGGCGGGCCCCTGCGCTGCCTGCATCCCAGCGATGTAGTCAGCTAACTCGGTGCGCTTCTCAGGGGAGATCTGGCCCATCAGTAGTATCCGCCTCCCGACCAGTCGGAGCCGCCCATGCCGCCGGCGCCCCCTTGCTGGTCCTCAGCGCCGTAGCCCTTGCCCAGCATCATGCCCGCCTGTGCGGCGCCGCTCACCCCCCCAATGGCCGCCTGCATGTTCGCCTGCTGCTGCATCGCCGCAAACTGCTGTGCGTTGACGTCAAGCGCCCGGCCGCCCAGAGCCATGTTGCCCCACTGAATGGGCATGTCCGCGGCCTGTAGCGCCTGGGCCCTCTGCGCCAGTATGTCCTGCAGGTACTGATTGGATTGCTGCTGCTGCATAGCCCCAGCCTGGCCCATAGCCTCGCCGCTCATGCCTGCACCGGTGCCCATGGCATTAGCCTGCGCCTGCGCCAGACCGGCGTTGCCTCGAGTGCCGGCCATCTGCTGACCGGCTACGTCGTGCGCTTGCTGCAGGCCCATGCCCAGGTGCTGCGCCGCAACGCTATTGGGCCCACCCATCGCGTTCGCACGCACCAAGCCAAGTGCCTGCTGCGACTGCGGCCCGTAGGCGTCGTACGCGCCCATGTATGAGCGGAACTGCGCGGTGGGGTCAATCGGGTTGTCCGCCGCCAGCTGATACCAGTCGGGGCCCGTCGCGTATGGGGTATCTTGATAGCCCATCTCATCCTCACGCCGCGGCCATGGCCATGCCAAACCCTTCGCCTGCGCCCACCAGCGCGTTCACGTTCTGCTGATTCTGGCGCGCCTGGAACTGCTGCATTTGCTGGCTCAGCCCCTGCTGGCCAAGTTGATACGAGCCGTACTGCAGCGGCAGATTGGAGGCCTGCAGCACCTGCGCGCGTCGGGCCATGAGGCCCTGGTAATAGTCCTGCGCAGCTTGCGCCTGCAGCATCGACTTTTGCCGCGCTGCCTGCTGCGCCATCATCGCCTGCTGCTGGCTGGCCATCATGGGCGCCTGCGCGATCCCGAATTGGCCACGGGCGCTTGCCGCCTGTGCCTGCGCGTAGTCCTGGGCCTGCTGCAGCCCCCGGTTGACCACCATGTTGTTGGCGCTACCCGGCCCCCCCATCGCGTTGGCCCGCAGTACATCCAGCGACTGCTGCGCCTGCGGACCCAACTGGCCGTAGTCGCCAAGGTACTTCATGTACTGGGCGGCGGGGTCGGCGCCGTGCAACTGCGCCATCTGGTACTGGTAGTTCGGATCGATCTGATTCGGATCCGTCGGAAGCTGCGGCGGCGGGTTATCGCGACTGTAGGGTGGCCTGGGCATGTCGTTCTCCTACGCACTCTGGGCGGCCGGCAGGCGCACGCCTCGCTGATTCGTGTATCGGCCGATCTCTAGAGTCAAGCCAAGCAGCAACAAGCCCTGGCCCGTGCTGGTGCCGCTGTCGCTGGCGTCCGTGATGGTAAACTGCACCGCCTCGGCGCGATGTCTAGGCAGTGGGCACTTGACCTGCGGGTAGGGCGTCGCCATCGCCGCAATCTGCGCCGCAGAGAAGCTGCCTATCTGCCTCTGCGTAGACTCGTAGTCGTACGACACGAACACGCTCAGGGCGTGGGGGTCGAGAGACTGGAATGTCACGAACAGCCTGCGCCATCGGGCGAACCCCTGGATGTCGCCGGCCTTGATCCAGGGCGTCTGATACGTGCTCACCTGGAAGGTGGGTGGACTCGTTGACTGGCTGTCCAGGTACGTGGCTGGAAGCTCGCGCATGATAAGGCCGTTGGCCTGCAGCCAGTGGTACGTGGGCACCGGCGTCCCGGACGTCCCCACCTGAGCCACTGCCGCGGACACCGCCCCGTGCACGACAGATCCGTCCTTGTACTGCCACGTGGTCCACGAATCGAGCACGTCATCGTAGGCGAGGCCGATGCCGCTTCGCGGGTTGGATGTGTCGTTCGTGTTAGCGGTCCAGATGATGCGGCTGGCGCTCGGGTGCAGCACGGCGCTTGTCGGTGTGGCCTGCGTCGTCATCGCATCTTCGACCGTTGGCACCGGCACCACCTGCAGGTCGCGAGTGAGCATGTACTGGCCACGCTTGCTCCAGAACTGCACGCCCGCGCCGCGCACCACCACACTGCGCCAATCGGTGCACCCCACGGAGCTCGTGATTCGCTGCGGTGGGCTCAGGTCATTCTGACCGCCCCCATCGGTGGGCCCGTCGCCGGTGACGAAGTACACCGCGCTGGACTTGAAGATGACGAGCTTATCGTCCATTGACGCCAGCGCCGTAATGGGCCCGCTGCCGTCGTCCACGCTGAAGGCGAACGTCTCGTTGAAGCCACTGCCCTCGTAGCTGGTGAACGCCTTGCTGTACCAGATGTTGTTGCCGTCGACGCCCCAGAACCGGTTCTTGTGTGTGATGAGGTTTTGAAACGCCGGCGGGCACTTGTTGTCGACGGACGAGCCGTTGATGCCCAGGCCCCCGTCGCCATAGAGGAGCGGGTGGGTCTCGAGCTGCGCATCGGCCGTTGTGTCCGTCAGCTGCTTGTTGCCGACGGTTATGTCGTTGAAGGTCGAAATAGTCGACGTGCTCACCACGTCTGTCGAATCGCACAGGTAGTAGGTGCTGCCGTTGCTTTTGGTGCGATACAGCTTGATGGTGATGGGCGGTTGCTGTGGCGCAAACAGCGACAGGCTGCTGTTGCCGCTGGAGTAGCCGAAAGCGCGCTGGCGCATCGAATACGTCATGGTCGGCACCGTGATACCAACGCTTCCGACGAAGGTGTTGATGGGCACCACCACGCCGAGCGCGGGACTCCTTCCAGACCGGTGCACTTGGCCCGACCAGTCCCGTTGCTCGTAGATAGCGACGTAGCTGTAGTTGCCGGTGGTAATGAACCCACCGCTGTTGGTGAACGATGACGTCAGCTGCTCTGGCGCGTATGGGAACGAGAACTCGAACGACCTCGCGCCATCAAACACGCACGGGCACCCGCAGGCGTAGCCCATGTTCGTGCCTAGCTCGCAGTTCTGGTAGGCCTTGGTGCTGTTGAAGTCGATCTGATAGACCGTAGGACCGTTGATGCCGGTGGCCTTGGCCACGCTCACGCACCACTCGAATACGTTCCCGCCAGGCGCAGACGCATTGGGCACGGCGTGCGGCACAACGGCGTGCACGGCGAACGCTCCCGAGCTAGCTGGAGGCCCCGAGCCCAAGCGCGTCCCGATGTTTGCCACCATGCGCATCGGGTAATGCGTCATGGTCGAGTCGATGTCGGTCCAGTAGTCGATGGCAAATAGGAAGTAGGACCCCTGGACTGGGCTATTGAGGTAGCCGCCCAAGTAGGCGCGGTCGTTGGCCTTGATGAACCTGGACCCTAGCGTGATATTCCACGTGGTAACGGTGCCATTGAGCAGGCCGTTGGCCGCGTCCACATGGGCCGTGCGCGTATATTGCGTGGAGCTCGCCCCCGCGTTCAGCAGCTGATTAGTCGGTGACCACGCCACCATATGCACGCCGGTCTGCGGGCTCAGAAAGTGATTAGTCGCAATGGTACCCACGAGCTCTATGGCCATGAGGCCAATGGCTTGCGTGTTACCGAGGTTCTCGAGGTCGAAGGGGGCCTTGACCACGTTCGTGACCGTGGGCCACTGCTGTGCGCCGCTCCGCACGCGCCGGTTGGCTCCGCCGTATCGGTAGGCGTACGCGTACCACGTGAAGCTGTTGGTCGAGTCTGCGCGTACGCAGATGCCATCCAGCGCTGGCGTGCTGTCGGTCGTGAATTGCGTGTCGTTTATCGTGCCGGTCAGATCTACCTGCGGGACGTTGCTGGGGAAAGAGCAGCGCGCGACGCGGATAGCGCGTGTGCTTCCAGCCGGGATGGTAATGAGGACGTATGCCAGGCAAAACTTGGCGGTGTCCCCGGCAACGTTGCTCAGGTCGAATACTGAGATGCCGGAATTGGCGTCTGTCACCAGCGGCGACGCCTCCGCTGTCGGAAGCACAAACGGCTGGGTCATGTCGAACGAGTAGCCGTGGATATGCTGATGAGCGGCGTCGGAGTAGCAGAGGATCGCCGTGGAGCCGCACAGCACCAACTTGGGCGACGTGGCGTCTACGCCTGCCGTGAGGTTTTGTGGCGGGATCAGCGTCTCATTGGTCGCCGCGTCCTGCAGCGTGTAGCAGACGTCCAAATGCCCGTCGCCAAGCATGTCAGCCAGCCAGACGACCAGCCGTATGCCGTTATATATTACTTCGTCCATCTCCATGGCTGACTGCTCCATGGTGACGACGGGCACCGGCGGCGCGACGTAGACCTCGGGGACCCGGTCGTATGGGACCGGGAGCTGGGTCTGCTCGTCGTATTGCCAGATGGCCGTGGTGTACGCGTCGTCCGCAAACGCCGTGATGACGCCCTGACGTGTGCCAAGGCGGCGGCCCACTGTGAGCGTGTACGTGATGCTCGACCCGTTCATTGTCGGGCTGGTCGAGTTTAGGGCTAGGAAGCCCGGCCGCTTCTGCATGCTGGAGGCCTTGAGCTTCACGGCGTTCTGCGCCGTCAGCATGGCGCCAGGCTGTAGCCACGCAGCCGCCTCCTTTTGCTGCAACCCCGTCTTGAGCGGGATGGGCAGCAGCTGCTTCTCAATCGACGGCATTAGTCCCCCGAGATGGCGACGTCGACAGTGAAGGTGGTGTTTGTGGTGTTGGTGAGCACGATGGCCTTGTCCGATGTGCGGCCCATCGGGAGGGTGCCCTCAATAAGGGTGGCCACCGCGGTCAGCTGTCGCACGGGCCACCAGCCGCTGTAGGGGCGGTCCAGCGTATGGTCCAGCGTCTTGCTCTCGTTGCCCTTGAAGGTGAGGCCACGCAAGATGCACGGGGCCGCGTGTGGATTACTCCAGACGCCCGCATCGGCCTGGTCAACGTCTTCCTGCATGTCGTTGAGCATGCGTACGAGGCGGTCGGGGTTTTTCACGTCGTCCGTACTGAATCGACGCGCCGCGGGCTTGTTGATGGCGCGACTTGTGATGGTCGCTGCCGTGCCCGTAGCAGCATTCACCGGCGGGAACGTAATGATTGTGGTCGATCGGCTGCGTCTACCGGAGGCCATGGATCACCAACCCCACCACCTTCGTGGCACTCCCGGGCTCCAGAGACGGCCTCGGATGACTCTAGCCCGCGGGGCCTCCATCTGATTGCGTGTGCCCGCTAGCTTCAGAATCCGCTCCCGCGTTTCGGCAAGGTCGCCGCTCAGCGCCTGTACGAACTCCCAGTTCTCGTCCTTCTCCGCGCACTTCTTGGCCGCCCAGTCGATAGCGAAGTCTTCCCAGCCGTTGATGCCGTCGATGTACGAGGAGGCTCCGTTGTCACCCCCCAGCTGCATGCGCTGCGTGACGGGCACGTACCAGAGCCTGACTGGGTACGGCCCGTTGGGCGTCGGAATGAAGTGCAAGTAGTCGCCCCACAGGTCGTAGTAGATGAAGACCGGCCAGGTCCAGTCACCGGTCACGTTCTGGTAGTCGTTACGCTGCTCGAAGTTGAATCGGTGCGCGTTTTGCCAGTACCCGCCCACCTGGATATCAACACCCACCGGCTTCTTGATGTCGTCGGGCAAGCCGTAGTCTGGCTGTGAGTTGACCGTAGTGAAGGTGTTCTGATTGAGCCGCCAGAACTCGCCAGCGACGTCGATATCGTCGTGCAGCCACGCGACGGCCTTGTTCAGCCACTCGGTTATCTCCGCGTCCGTAATGAACGCGGTGGCGCCGTTACTCGTCTGCTGATCGACGCGGCTACGCACGTCGCTGACCAGATCCTTGAGTGAACGGCGCCGGGGCATGGCCTACACCATGTCCTTGTGGAGCTCGTCGTGTAGAGCCACGATTGCGTCGTAGATGGCCTGAGGGTCGCCCGCTTCCCAGGCTGCCTTCAGGCTGTTGACCAGTTCGACGTCGCGCCCCGCGTCGTCGTCGCCATCCTCCCCGTCCACCTCCGTGGCGAGGGCATCATCGTCGGGGATGCCCCCAGCCAGAAGGCGCGCAACTTTCGTCGCCATCAGGGTGTGGCCGTTCGTGCAAGCACCAGCGTGAACCAGAGTTCTTCAGCTGAGCCCAGGTCCGTCGGGGTGCCTGCGTTTTCGGTCTGCAGGTCCACGCTCATGGCCGTCCCGCTCCCGACGTTGACCGTGTACGCCTTGACGCCGCACGTCCAGCCGAGCGTCGCGTTCGTTGCTGACATGATGCTGCACGATCCCCCAACGATGTAGGGGTAGTTTACGTCGGGCGTGACCGTGTACCGGCCAGCCGAGACGTACTTGACCGAGAACGCCTTGCCGGCCTTGATGCTCACAACACCAGTGCCGCCAAGCAGTCGCCCCGAGACCACGTAGGTCTCGTTCGTGGGCGACTTGACCTCTGCTCCTCCAAGTCGGCTCATGACTACTGACCGAAGTTGGAGATAAGGCAGCTACCCGCGGGGGCCGCGTTGCTCACCTGGCCGTAGTACCCGGTGCGCACCTCGTAGCTGTCGTCGTTAGTGACGCGGAGGAAGTCGTTCGAGTCCCAGTTGAGAATCTGCGGTGCGGGCCCGAGCGACTCGAAGCACCACGTCTCCCACATGGTCACGAGGCAGGTGAACCTCGGGACGTTGATGTCTGCCATGATGAGGACATCGCTGTCCCCAAGCGTCATCTCGATCGCCTTAAAGCCGACGCTTGCCGTGCTCCCCGGGATCCTGACTGGCGTCTTGTAGTAGGAGACCTTCGCCCCCAACTCCTTGACGAACTGGGCGCGATCACGTGGGTGCATCCAGATGCGGTTGACCGCACCCGGGCCCATTTCGACGTTGACGATTTCGGTCGCCTCAAGCACCGCTTCCTGCATCTGCGTGTTGGTGCCGTCAAGGTACGCGCCGGCTAGACGGGTATCGTCGACAGAGCGGTCCAAACCGAATAGCTGCGTAGAGCTCACGGGCCGGTTAGCAGATGTCGGGATGTAGGCCTGGACGCCGGTCACCATCAGGTTGGTGCCGCCGTTCGGGCTGTCCCCGTTGCGATATAGAAAGTCAGACGTCGCCAGGTTGGTGATGACGGCGTTCCAGTTTCCGCTGACCGTCAGCTGGCCAGTGACGCGGTTGATCTTCGTGATCGTGGTGGTAGCGCCGGCGTTACGAAGCGTGCCGCCGTCCGTCTGGGATGCCTGGACGATCATCCCAACGTAGAAATTGGTGACGTCAGCTACGGTAGCGAGCGTGATGGTCGCCGATGCGACGGTGCTGCTGGAGCTAATCTGACCACGGCTACCCGTACCGGTTCGCCACATGTTGATGGCTGCCGAGCGGGTATTGCCAAGGATCGCGCCGTCCATTTCGCGCGTCCACAGGTCGAGCAGCGCACCGGTAGACTTCTCGGCAGCACGCAGGGCCTGGCCCTTGATGCGCGCGACGTAGAAGTCTTCAATGCGCGTGATGAGGAAGTTCTTGTAGAGCCCGGGTCCCAGGTTGGCCTGGGCGATGCCGATGCTCGATCCGCCTCCAGTCGGGTGCTCCGTCTGGATGGCGATGACCTTGTTGTTGCCGTCGAACGTCGTATCCTTGCGGATGTCGGCGAATGACGGGTTGTCCTGGTAGCTTTCCCAGTAGACTTTGGGTTGCGTGTACTTCGTTTTGAGAATGGCTGCCGATGAGGCAATGGTGGCGGTCACGTGTGGACTCCAGCGAGGAAACGGGTTGCCGTTTCACCGCGAGCCCTGACTGCTGCTTAGCGACCGCTACTTGCGCCCGGTGCCGTTCTGAAGCTTCGCCATCACCTCATTGCGTGCCTGTTCGGCAGCGCGCATGACCATGGCGCGTTCGTCTTCCGGAGACATCTCTAGGATGTCTTTGGCCGGAACAGATTGGCGTTCGGAGCCCATCGTCGATCGGAGCGTTGAAGTCTGACTCGCAGTGGCCCCGGGCGTCGTCTTCTCTTGGTGCCCGCTACCGTTTTGGCTTTGCGCTGTCTCGAGTCCGCTCTTACCGTCCGCCGTCTCCGGCTTCGACGTTTGAGCGCCGCTTCGCTTTGTCTGGCGCTCTGTTCTCCGAGTATGTTCCAGCTCGGCCTGTTCTACAAGGTAGTCGTGTATGTCCTGTAGGGAGAACTGTGCACCTGGAGCCTTTGCGCGGATAGCGTCGGCTGCCATGTGGCCGCGGCGGAGGATCTCCTCGTCGCCCCAGGTGTCTTTGAGCACGGGGTGCGCCTCGTCGTTCTTCTGGACGAGAGACATGAAGTCGCCCTCGGCTTTGGCGCGCCCCTCCTGGCGATCTCTGTCGGCCAGCCGCTGCTCGAGTGCTTCGGCGCGTTGCACGGCTTCTCGCGCAATCTCCTCGGCGGTCTTCTTGCCACCGGACAAGATGCGGTCGGCCAGGAAGTTGGCGTCCTTGCCCTGCTGTTTGGCGAACGCGATGGGATCTTCTGCGAAGCCCCCGAGCGCCTTACGCACGCCCTCCTCGATGAGCCGCGGGATGTCGGCGCGGTCGCGGGCTATCTGCTCGCGCTCCGTCTTCAGCGATTGCTGGGAACGCACCAGGTCTGCTTCGCGTCGCTGCAGGCTACGGACCTGGGCGCCCTCGCTCGGCTTCGCCTCGGCGGCGGGTTGGCCTTCGGCTGCGGGTATTGCTTCCGCGGGTGGCGCGGCCTCCGCGGGCGGCTCGAAGCTGGGCTCCGCCGGATGCACGTTGGCCGGATGCACTTGCGGTTGCTGCTCTGTCGTGGGGGCGGGTGCGTCGGGCATAATTCCTCAGGCTGCGGCTGGCATCGGTGGCGCCATGGGCGGTCCCGGTGCGGGTGGTGCCGCCGCTCCTCCAGGCGCCATTGGCGGGGGGGCGCCTCCGGGTTGGCCTAGAGGAGCGGCAGTATTTGCGGGGCCCTGTCCCGGGGCGGGCATACCCGGCAGCTGCAAGCCGATCCGCTTCGCCTCGAACTCGATTTGCGAATTGAACCGGCGCAAAAGCTCGATGTTCTCATCGGGCGCGCCGTCGTTCTCCGCATCGGTGATGGTGAAGATGAACCGGAGATACAGCTGCTGCAGGGGCCAGTTGGGCTCGGGGGCCAGGTAGACACTCGGATCGCTGGGATCGTCTGCATCGAGGAAGCGCTCGGCGAGCCGCTCCGCCAGATCCTTGGGAGCGTTGAGAAGCTTGGTCTCGCCTTCAAGGTCGGGGAAGTCGAGCAGGTAGCGGAACGTGTCGAGGTCCACGAGACCCCGGTCGAACATGTCTTGCAGCTGGTCGTACCGAGCGCCCGGAGTGTTAGCCAGTGCGGAGGCCGGGTAGCACTTCATCACGTACTCGTCGCGCTTCATGTCCACTTCTTTGAAGTGCACGACCTCGACGTACGTCTTCTTTGTGTACCGGCTGGCGTAGTCTGGCCGATGCTTGGCGATGATGCGTGCGGCATCGATGGCCTTGTCTACGAGGCTTAGCGTCCAGCGCTCCACCTCGCGTGTGCTCATGAGAAAGCGCCCATCGCGGGTGTCGAGGGCGACTTCCTGCGCGCGACCGCTCTTCAGGTTGCTGGGGACGATCCCGCCGCTCGTGTACGAGCTGATCCCGATGATCTCGTCGGCCTTCTTCCAGATGTCCTCAGCAAGCTGGAAGGCGTCGGCGGGGATAACGCCAGGCGCGTACGCCTCCGGTTTGAAGGGTGCCGTGTAGTCGATGATGCTGCTAATATCATCGTCGAAATGACCGTGCGGGACGCCACCTTGACGTGGGTTGAGCCACTTGGGCCGGGCCATCAGCTGCACTGCATCCTGAAAGTCCAAGTACATCTGATTGATGAAGACTTGCAGGGGCCGAAGCTGAGCAGCGAGCGGTATACCTCGTATACCCCACGCCGGCTTTGTGACGGTGAGTGGGTCGAAGGGGAAGCTGTCGAGCTCGTACGGCTCCTCCTGAAGGGTGCCCGTGATGATGCTCAAGACGCGCAGGCCGTCCTTGGCGTCCGGCCCGCTGGGTAGGTGCCAGCTCTCGGTCACGAGGATCTGATCACTCGTGTCGTCGTAGCCCCACTCGTCCTCTTCGAACTGCTTTGGGCACTCCATGATCTCGCCGCGCCTGCTCGGCCACATCTCGGCGGCAACGAACCGGTCCATCCAGTGACGCCGGTGCGCGTTGCGCACGTACTTCATGCCGTTCATCGCCTCGGCATCGTCGATGACATACTCCCAGTGCGGCCCCCGCTCTATCTCGATGTCCGCTTCGCTCCAGTCATCGCCGTGGACACCCACGATGTTGACTTGGCCCCACCCGTGGTCGAACAGCGCCGAGTCCAGGACCGCTAGCGGCATCACGTGCTCGTAAAAGTCGCACTCGTAGAGCTTGGCTTCTGCCCAACGCTCAAGCCCCTTGGCTCGCTTCTTCAGGCTCCAGGCGTTGGCGGCGCCCTTGGTGCCACGCGACGTGAGAAACATGGGCTTGGGCTTGCCGCGGCATATGAGCGACTGGTACGTGTCGACCTTGCTCTTCACCAGCGACACAATGAGCCGCCCGTCATCCGGCTCGATGCGGCTATAGGAGTTGGGCCCGAAGCCCAGGATAGGTAGGTTGCCGTACAGGTGCGCGTGGAGCAGATCGCGCTTACGCCAGTGGGTCTGACGGTACCGGATGAACCGAACCACATCGACGATGCGCTTGTGGCGGTCTTCCTTGTGATCCTTGAGCCACCATCGGGCATCGTTGTCCTGCCGCGGAATGTCGATGCTGTTGCCGATCACGGCAGCCTCTTGAGAAGCTCATCAGGCACCTTATGGCCGAACTCCTTCTCGTAGCGAGAGCGCCGCAAGTCCTCGGGGGTCACCGGGACGTGCTCCGTGCGCGTAGCCGGCTCCTGATCGAGTTCCAGCGTGAGTAGGCCAGGTAGCTCGAGACGACGCACACCCAGACGGCGCATCTCCGCAGCATGTGCAACCCACTCCTCGATGGTCATGCAGGCCTCAGCACCATCAATCCCCCGGTGCCCGGCTCGCTCTTCTCGCTCATCATGACGCCGAGGTCGACGGATGCGTCATCGGGCCGCCCAGCTGCCTTCCACGCGTTGACCAGCTGGAGGACACGCGCGTGCGTGACGCCGACGTGGATCTGGTCTTCTTCCAGACCCTCCAGCATCTTCTGCACGGCACCGATGGCACGCTTGCGGAAGGTCGCGAAGCTCTCGCCTTGTGGCGGGACGCGATCCTCGTCCTTCATGTAGACGTGCATCTTCGGCTTCGCATCGTCGGCAGGTTTGCCAACGAGCGATGGGCCCACGTTCCACGTGCGCAGGTCGGGGCAGTCCTCGTACTTGCAGCCGACAGCCTTGGAGATGATGCGGCCAGTCTGCTCCGCGCGCTTCAGCGTGGAGCCGCACAGGCTCGTTACGTCAAGCTCGCTCAGCTTGTCAGCGAGTCGGTGCGCTTCCTCGAGGCCTTCGTCGTCGAGCGGTACATCATTCCAGCCGCGCACCAACTCCGCAGACTCGGAGCCCGCGTTCATCTTGGTGGCGCCATGACGTACGAGCACCAGTCGACCCACTGGGTCGGAGTGTGCCGTCTTGCGCCAGCAAGGTCAAGCTTGGCTCACATGCCCCAGCAGTGCGCGCCCACCCGGTAGCCCCCGTCGTAGTCCGGGATGCACGGGTGATTCATGCCGCATTCCTCCACAGTCTGCCAGTGGCAGTCCCAGATGGTCGTGTCGGTCCACACCACTGAGCCAGTCGTGCAATGCAGTGGGCACGTTGGCGCAGGTGGCACATCTGGCCCAGCATCTTGGGCGGCATCCGCGGCCGCATCCGGCTTGGCGTCCACGATCTCCACAGGATCGCTCGGTTCGCTACCTGCGCAAGAACACACAAGAATCAGCCATACAGCGCGCATCGTCCTCATCCCCTTTACTGGGCAAAGGCACATCGTCTCGGTCGGGCAGCTCCGGATCGTCTTCCGTGTCTCGGGGTCCAGTCATGACACCCTCGTCACCATGCCGTGTTCCGGAGCGCCCTCCCCAGGTCTAAAGAATACGCACTTTTTTACCGCTGCCAAGTAGTGCGCCTTGCCCCACCAGGGCCCAGTCTCCAATTTGGCGACCTGCTCCTCTGGCTTGCGCAGCATGAACGACTTGTCGGCCATCGTGTGGATGTCCCGGTGGGCGCAGCGAGCCACTACGACGATGGGGGTACCCGCAGTCCAAGCTTCATAGGGTGGCGTGACCTCGTATTCCTCTACCGGCACACGGATACCTTCGCCGCGGGCCATGCTGCACTTGGCGCACTGCGGCCAAAGCTCCCAAGTCATGCGACGGGCTTCAAATTGGGGCGCTGTTCAATCGCCTGCTTGATCGCCTTGGGGTAGAGGTCGGCGTGCGGCTTCAACAGGCCCCATGCGATGCTGGATGGCTCCATGTGACGCACCCTTTCGCGCGGAATCAGCACCACTTCTCGTACCCCGCCCTCCTTGATCGCTATCAGCATCTGCAATTCGGTGTCGTACTCGAGCGTCATGCCCACCTGGGGGCCCTGCTTCTTGCCCGTGTCCAGATTTACGGTCATTTCGCTCTGCGCCTTAGGCCCCGGGCTCCGAATGTCGTTGTCGGGCACGATGGCCGCGTAATCGATCGGGATTCGCATCACTCACCTACCTTTTTCAGCACAAAGTCGGCCGCCTGAGCGTTCAGGGCGCCCATATCGATGGGAAACGAGTGCCATTTCTCGCCCGTGCCCGTATCTGGCTGGCAATCTGGCTTGTCGCACGTGTAAATCCGGTCCTGCTTAGCGTTGAAGTCGGCACGTTCGCGGATCCGGGTCGCTTTGCCGTTGCAGCCGCAGCATTTCTCTTCGCTCATGCCGCCCTCCGATAGTCCTGACGCCCGATCAGCGGCCCAATCGAGTACCTCCATCCCGGCGGAGTCTGCGTCAAGCCCCTACTGCGGTGCGTGTACGTCACTGGGCCCCCCGGAAGTTCCGAAATCAGCGCTTTCGCGACACCCCTGCCCCGCTCGCCCATGCGCACGTAGAGGTAGTGCACCACGGTGCCGCTGCCGGTCATCTCCCAGACGAGAAAGCCTGCCACCAGACCCTCCAGGTTCTGCGACACGCGCACGTGGCAAGTATCGAGCAGGTGGCTTACCAGCGGCTTCCAGGTGTGGAAGTAGTCCGGCGCCGGCGCCCACTGCTCCTCTTCCCTCGGGAGCCTGCCGCTAAGCGACAAGATGGCCGCCAACGGACTCGAGGCGAAGCTTTCCACCCACGACTTGTGACAGAAGCCGTACTCGCCAGGCGTGTGGCGGTTCAGTGGGCGGTGGATGTATTCAGACAAGCGCCCCCTCGTTGCGTAGCTCCAGCGCGATGCGCCGGAAGTCCACCGAATACTCATCGGCGCGGGCAGCATCGAAGTACACGGCGATGGTGCCGACCCTCATGAAGCCCACCGGCTCGCCCGTCTTCGGGTGCTCCTCGATGCCGAGCTCCACCTTGACCTGCCCAGCCTTGAACATGGGGCTATTGGCCCGCAGCTGACCGAGCGCTGTCTTAGGCTTCCGCATTGACGTCCCCAATATCCCGCGCGGTCGTTCCGTGCTTGCGTATCGGCTTGTCCTTGGGGAACACCGACGCCTCGATCTGCCCCGTCTGCACGGTCTGCCCCTGGTGCGGCAGGTTGCACTCGAGGTACAGCCAGCACTTGCCGCCCATCTGGCGCCACCGGTCGCAGAACGACCAGTCTTCGGTCTGGTAGTTGGGCAGGTCCTTCTCGTCCTTGCAGGCCCGGTGGTAAGCCAAGCAGAGCTCGATGAAGCCTTCCTTCGGCATAGAGCCGGCGCGGATGGCTTTGAGGACGGCCAGACCCAGCTTGCGCTTGGGATGATTCACGTTCAGCTCGCACATGAAGTACGCGTAATGCAGTTCGCCGATGTGCGGCTCGTAGTTGGCGATGTACGCAATCTCATCGCCGTAGAACGCCTTGAACTGCTCGAGGCAGTGGCGTGTCACCATGAGGAATCCAGTACCGAGCAGGCCCACGTCTAGGAACCGGTGGCCGTTACGCGTGTCTTTGACCAGCTTGCCAGCGGGGCCGCCTACCACGAAGTCGTTGGCGTATTTGTGCAGGTCCTTGTCGGGTACGCCCTCGCGTACCGCCTTGGCCACCGCGGCGAACTCGGGACACTTCTTCGGGTACGCTCCGCCGATGACGTGCTCCCCAGATTCCTGTAGGTACTCGATCATCGTGAACACGTCTTCGGGGTCGAACATGATGTCGCTGTCGACCTGCAGCCAGTAGTCCGCGTCGCTCTTCATGAACGCCGCTGCGCTGATGTTCCTGGCGCGGTCGACGCCCGTGATGATGTTCGGGTGGATGGTGAGGTCCCAGCCTCGCTTCATGCACTCGATGATGAGCAGCTCCCGCGAGCGCGCGTGCACCCAGCCCAAGTTCCAGCCGAGCACTGAGAGGAATAACGACGGCCGCTTCTGCTCGATGGGGGCGATACCCCGAAACGCCATCTCCAGCTGCTGCAGGAACGGCCACGGCTTGTATGGGTTCTCGCAGATGGGAGGCAACCCCGGGACGCCGTAGATTGCCGTCACGGGATCATGTTCGTTCCAGGGCACCGTTGTCGTCCGGTGCTCATGCTTCTCGTGCTCCTCGATCTGCGTCTCGAACGACGTATCGTGCTTGACCAGCGCAGGGATGGTCGACCAGATGGGCTGGCGACGGATGTACCTATACATGCAGATCCAGTCGTCCTCATTGCCGATCTGCTTGACCGGCTCGGGCAGCGTCTCGCGCCACGCCATCACGTCGAGCAGCAGCTGCTTCTTGATGACGTAGCCGGGGCCAGTGAGCCAGTAGCCGCGGCAAAACGGGTGCCCTTCGCGCGCGACCTTTGGCGCGTCGGGGAAGCTGGTATGCAGCGACAGCACATCTTCGCCGCTGGCTTCCAGCGCCCACCCCACGCGCTCCAGGAAGTCGGGGGCGAGCTCTACGTCGTCGTTCAGGAAGACGTAGGCGTCGGCGTCGGGGCGCTCCTCCAGCAGCTTGTTGGCTAGGCGGTACCACCAGACGCTCGCATGTTCCTTCTGCAAGCTCAGGCTGATGGTGCCGTTGGTGGGCACCTGCGCAGACCACACCTGTTGCGCAAGCTGGTGCCCCCGCTTGTCGCGCTCCGGCACCCAGCCGCATACGCTGATTCCGACGGCGAGCTTCATGTTGTTGCCCACACCTTCATGCTGGCGTCCGAGCATGCGTCCGAAATGTTGTCTACGCGACCATACGGATCGCTCGCTCGCCAGTGCGCCTCTGACGTCTTCTCCAGCTGCTTCTCGTGCTCGCTGGCCTTGCTCTCCCAGCTGGTGGCGTACGAGTAGACATAGAGTAGCTCCGGCACGAATACCGCGCGCTCGGCGGCCATCTCCAGCACCGGGATCATGATTGCCACGTCGGGGGCGAGGTCTGTCGCCCATTGCCCGGCGGGCATGAAGTCGCGGACGCGCAGTCGATGCACCAGGCCAGCCCTGAACGTCTTCAGGTGCGATGCGGTCCACGGTGCCTTACGTGGGTCGCCCACTACAGGCGCGGCATGGCCCCACTGGCCGTCTTCGCGGATGTACGTGCCGTACGTAGCCCACGCTCCACGGCGATGGTCCTCAGCGATGCGGGCAAGGGCGTGCTCCGATGCCAGCCAGTCGTCCCCGTCGATCCAAGCGACGATCTCTTCGGGCGGCAGCGCGCAGCATGCACGAATGACGTTCTCCAGCCTCGTGCGCGGCGGCGCCTGCTCGGAGGCCTCGATATACTTGTGGTCCACCTCTACGCGCTGCTGAGCCTTGACGCTCTTGATGCAGCGCTCCTTGGTGGGCGCGGCATTGCCGGTGCTGATGACGGTCACGTGCATCGCTTCCTCATCTCGTATATGAACTGGTCGGAATCCTGCGCCGACACTCGTATAATCGCCGCACTGCTCTGCACGGTGTTGCTACGCATGCGCTGGCGCACGCTGAACCTGAAGAACATAGCCCAGAGCCTCTGCTCCAGCTTCGTGAGTGGCACGACGTCGGGCATAACGCAGCCGTCGTTTTCACGACCTAGCCGCATCTCTCCGAACTTGCCGCTCACGTCAGACTCACCAGCTGCGGCGGCTCATCACGCAGCCCGCCCAGCCACCGCAGGATGTCTATGGTCTCGCTGAAGCTGCTGCCCGGCGTACCCAGGAAGTGCTTGGCCCCAGCACACACGAACAGGTCCACCACGGCGTGCTGCAGCGTGGTGTAACGGCGGTGGTCATGCTCGCCTTGTTGCTCGACGCCGTGTGGGATGAACTCTGCGACCAGACTCGACACCATTCGCCGCTGCGTCGACGCATTGTCTGTCGCCAGAAACGAAGGCGTGTGCTCTGTCAAAAACTGCTGCACCTCCGGCTCCGTTAGCTGCGGCCACTTCATGTTGTCGGCATGCGGTGTGTGGTCCAGGCGACGCCAGTGCACCGCCGAGTAGTCCTCCCCCAACGTGTGCTTGCACGCCGCAATCCTCGCCTGCAGCCCGTACGTGGGCACCAGCTCCTTGTACTTGCGCATCCAGTCGCTGCTGTTCTTGGCGTCACATTCGAACGCCGCGGATTCGTAGGGACCTGAGTCCACCACCTCGATGCCAGGGATGGGCTGGAAAACATCCTGGAAGCGCGCGTGGCATACCTCGGCGTCCGGATGCCACACGAACGTGCCGACGCCATGCGCTGCGTGATTCCAGAGCATGGCGCGGAGGCGATTGCATAGCCCAGCGACGACGCGAATGGCCTTAGACATTGCGCCACCTAGAGCCCTTACCGTTGCTGTCGGCCGCGTACCGCGTCAGGTTCTCGACCTGCACGAATAGCTGGCCGTACAGGTCGCGGTCATCGGGCCAGCCTTCACCGCTCTGGTCGGCTTCGCGATGCAGCGGATAGCCGTAGCGGTAGCAGAGGTTGGTCATGATGGCCTGCTCGGTGCGGTGCTCGACGAACTCGGGATGCTCAGTCACCGTGGTGTCGAACGTCGTGGCCACGGGGTTCACCGCGTAAGTGAGCCACTCCCACAGGAACTGCTTGGCCTTGTAGTCGCCCTTCTTGAACGCGCAGAAGCGGGCGACGCCTGCCTGCATCGACTGGTCCCGGAGATCGCCTTGGCCCATCACGTCGAAGCATTTGGCTTTGCACCACTTGCGATGGTCGTGGCTTTGCGCCTTGAAAAACATCGCGCCGTGCTTGTAGGTGTACTCGTAGATGGGCGACAGGTCCGCGATGGGATACGTGTCGCCGTCGACGTAGAGCACCACGTCGCCGTCCACTACGCGGTCCAGCGCGTCTAGGATGATGAGCGGCTTCCAGCTGTACCAACCTAAGCCGCGCTTCTTGTACGTGCCGTCCGGCTGTCTCCATCCGGGGTGATCGAACAGCCAGCGGTTCAGTTCGCGAAATGGATGCCTGGCGAGCCACACGTCGTCGTACACCAGCGGCGGCGACAGACCGCGTTCCTCGGTGAACCGCACCGTGAGACCTGTCGGCTCGTCATAGTCCGCGCCGCTGAAGGTGATAATCCAGGGGTTCACGCCGCCCTCTTGAGCTGCTGCGCGATCCAGTCGTACGTCGCGCCGAGGCCATCCTCCAGCGACACCTTCGGCTCCCAGCCCAGCACCTTCTTGCACTCGGTGTTGTCGCTGTTGCGACTTCGCACGCCCACCGCCTTGGATAGGTCGTGCGCCTTGTCCAGCCGCTTGCCGCTGTGATCAATGATGATGTTGGCCAGCTCGTCCACGCTGACACGCCTGTCCGAGCCGATATTGAGCGGCTTGTGGTAGTCCGACTCCATGAGCGCGATCAGCGCATCCACGCAGTCGCTTACGTAGCAGTAGGAGCGCTCCTGCCGGCCATCGCCCCATATCTCGAGCATGCCGCCGTCGAGTGCTGCAGCCACCTTGCGGCAGATGGCCGCGGGACTCTTCTCTCTGCCGCCGTCGTACGTGCCGAGCGGTCCGTAGATGTTGTGGAATCGAGCGACGCGCGTGTCCAGCGCGAAGTCTTCGCGGTAATGGCGGCATACTCTCTCGAAGTAGAGCTTCTCCCAGCCGTAGCCGTCTTCGGGGTCCGCGGGGTACGCCATGCTCTCGGTGAGGCCTGCGCTGTTGAGCGCGTTCTGGCGGTAACCGGGGTAGATGCAGGCGCTGGAGGTGAAGAGGAAACGCTTCACGCCGGCGCCGAGGGCCGCGTGGATCGTCTGCATATTGATGAGAGTGTTGTCGTGGACGATCTGTCCCTTGTTGGCCTCGATGAAGCCGATGCCGCCCATGTTTGCAGCGAGGTGGTAGACGTGCTCCACACCTGTCATCGCGGGTCGGGCCTCCTCGGGCCAACGCAAGTCCAGACGAAGAAACTGGTCTGCGTCGGTGGCGCAGTACGCCGGCTCCTGAAGGTCCACCCCGCGCACCCAATGCCCCTGCGCCTTCAGCGCGCGCACCAGATGCGTGCCGATGAATCCGCCAGCGCCCGTCACCAGGATTCTCATGGCTCCCTCGTGAACAAGTAGTACGTGCGGAAGCCGTTGCTACGGATCATCGGCGCATCGCTCGGCCACATGGTGCCGGCCGCCTTCAGGCGCGTGTACCCAGCCGCCTCAAGCGCCGGCTTCATGCTCGGCCCCTCCCACGTCAATAGCTCCGGCTCACCCGAAGCGATCATGAGATACGGTGTGCGCCACGCTTGTAGCTTCGCTAGCCACCACTTCACCGCCTGCAGCGTGCACTCTGTCCAGCTGTGGATGGCGAGCGCCAGGTCTGGCGGTGGCAGAGGGGCATGCGGCGTCACTATGGGGGCTGGCACATTCCTCGATTGCAGATACATGCGACAGGCATCTTGGCTATGCCCGATGCCATCGGTGCAAGTGACCCACATGCCGCGTCCGGTAAGCTCATGGTATCGATGCGCGATGCGTCCGTAGCCCGCAC